AAAATTACAACCCAGTTGCCCGCGTTACGGCCCCCGCAATGGATATTGTAAATAACAGGAACTCACTCCTCCTCCTTGAAGGAGAAGATACCCGCTACCTCTCGAGATTGCTCGAACGAGCAGTAAATTTAGAGTTTGCGCCCACACCCGAAGTGATGGATATACTGCATGAGCAGTACAAACCTCTTCGCTTCAAACCTGGGTTGCAACCTCCCACTGACCACTCTCTCGCAGCCGCCCACCAGCGTGTTGCCCAACATCGTGCCTATGGCTTTGCCCAAGAGCATCGCCCCATCATCTCGATAGGCCCTAACCCAGCGCAATTCATGAAGATCGCTCAGAGTGCGCCGGATGTCCACGGTTGCTGTCTCTTTTCTAAGAAAGACGGTTATCGTGATCAATCGCGATTCGCTTCCGCTGCTGCCTCTGTTGCAGTTCGAAGTTGTAGAGACCGAGAATACACTCGTTCGGTCACCTGCCTAGCAATGGGCATGGAAACAGAGAAGTTCTGTGTTAGAGGATTCCAGAACTGTGAAGTGAGAGCACCTTTCGCCATCGCCGTGCACTCACTCTATGACATCTCTTTTAGAGATCTTGCCATTGGCTTCCACGAACACGGAACCCAAATCCTCCAAGCCTGGATGCATATACCGCTCGCCGCACTCCAGGTTGACAAATTCACCGACATCGAGAACAGAACATGGTTCGAGGTGTACGAGACAAGCGAGACAATCCCGCTTAAGGAAAGAGGACTCAAGAACCTCCTAACCACGACGCGCAAAGGACGACGCGTTCGGTTCGGTTTCCTTAATGACGGATCCTTTTTGTACGACCATGATTACGACACGTGGCTTAACTACATCAAGGTCGGTGGCTTTCCCACACCTTTTGGTTTTAACATCACCATAGAGAAGGTGCGTCATAACGGAAGTCACTGGGAACTCAAGATCTGTCGCTCCAATTGCGGCGGATTCGTCCAACAATGTATTAGCAGCGCCCTTACCAACGTCACCCGCATTCCCGACCTTTTCGAGATGGCCAAAAGCAACTTCTGTAAGTATAAGAAGATGCGATACATCATTGGCGATCGAGACAAGGTTTCTAGGCTGTTCCACTACATGATAGCCCGCCGAGACGGCGATTTTACACTCGCCGCAGCCCTCGCTTACGCTAGGTCTATGCTTCGCTCCATCAAGCTAGGCGATCGGCTCGTGGACACCAAATGGAACGTGGACGAAGACACATTGATCAACACCACGGCCTGCATTTACATTCTCGCGCTCATTTACAAGCGCAAGGCGAGCGAAATCATCAGACTCGCCCAACACCACATCGGCAAGCTGGACACCAAAAGGGGTTGGTGGACCAGATGCATCGGGAAAGTCATCCCCGAATGGTTGGAACTCGGACTCCATCACGTCCGTGAGTTGTTTGGCGATTGCGAAGCCACCAAATTGGTTACCGGAGACACCAGAAACCACTTCGCCAACTTCGACATGGGATTCTACACTGACATCCTCACCAAGGATTCTCTAGTTGAATTCGATTACGTCGATGAGGTGTGCTTCGACTTCCTTCCCATCAAGGAAGCGGCGCCCAACGCCGACATGTTGGCCCGCGCGTCACGCAAAGATGAGCATGCAGTCGAACTTGCCAACGCCATCCAAGCAGTCAAGCCAGACGCTACCAAACCAATCTTGCTGCCCTGGGCAGTCGGATATGGCATTCAGGCAGCCATACCTACTAGATCAGGTATTGACGGCATTGACCTTGTGTACGACGCCCAAGGCCAGCACGCCATTATGACGGCCGAATGCGAGCGAGCCGCTAATGACCCCTCTACACCTGCCACACTCGCAGTAGCCCTGAAAGCCGCCACTACAGCTTTCAAGGCAGACAAGCTCATCAAGTTCCAGAGCAGTCAAATGTGTCTTCTCCTCGGCCCCGCAGGTGCCGGAAAATCTACAGTCATGCGAGAGAAGACGCTGCCCGCTTTTGAAGCAGCACACCCTGGAGAGTTTGCACTTTTCATCACACCTACCCGCGATCTCCAGACGAAGTACGAATCCTCCATCAGCTACCCACATTGTGCGAAGACGATGCACACCGCCGCCCATGCCCTGGCCTCAAGGAAAATTAAACCGTCCCTCATCATCGTGGACGAGTGTTTCCTCTATCCACTACCCTATCTTTGCTGGCTCACACAGTTCAGTAAGGTTGTGTTACTGGGGGACACCCAACAGCTCGGGCATATCGATTTCGGCAACATGTGGAATGGCTGTGTTAAGTTGGAGGACATGCTCCACCTCATTCACACCGAAACACTCACCACCACACACCGCATGCCCCAAGACATCGCAGCCCTCCCGTTTATCAAGCTGCAATATCCCGGACTCAACACTACCTCCAAAGTGGAGAGTTCAATCCATTTCGTAGGACCCACATTCACCAAACCAGGCGCCCAACTCATCACCGCCCTTCAAGCCACCAAAGACCGCTTCGGCAACGGCGCCCGCACCATCCATGAAGTTCACGGAGGCACTTTTGAGGACGTCATCCTCCACCTCGACGGATCACCTGCAGAGAAAAATCTGCTCAAGAAATCCCGTGCGCACTTAACTGTTGGCCTCACCCGCCACAAGAAGAACATCTTCGTGCGAGAGGAAGAGGATGGCCTCCTCACTACCTACATGAACATGGATCCCGCCCTCGTCATCCTAGCTGACCCTTCCGGAACCAACGTAATTGCCCCTGACCTCCCGGTTGAGCCTGACCAACGCTCAACTCAAGTTTCCATCATGCATTCCACCGACGAGGAATACGTCCCACAAGAGGTCGCCACCGACCTAGCCATGGACATCCTGCAGAAACTGTATCCCGGCCCAACTGAAACCCACGAGTACCAAGCCGTCA